ATCTCGGTCGATAACGCCTGCTATGTGTGTCCACTTCTCAAACGGGATTGTCTGGGTGGAGACTGCCACGCAGTCGGTCATAGATGCATCGGTTGTGCGAAACTCAACTTTGCCGTTACGAAGCATGAGGCCGTAACCAATGACATCTATGTCAGCAACTTTGTACGCCACCAGCCCAATTGGTGCGGGCCTGGCCTCATCCGCAGCCGGCTTAATCCAGAGGGCAATGGTGAAATCGCCGCTGCCGGCATCCAGCGCATCGTAGTGCGGGACGGTAATACAACCCCAAGTTGATTCCGGCAGCGTGAGATAATAGTTTGCCACAGACCTGCTCCCGTTAGTTCCAGATTTCGGTTACCGTGATGCTGGAGGTCAATGTTTCGCCGTACAGTGTTCCGGTTGTCCCATTGAACCCAACAGTCACCGAGCTTGCACTCCCCAATTTGACCATATATGTAATCTCAGACAGCGATGGTGCAGTGGTGTAATAAGTGATAACAATAGTCCCACAATGGGAGGATGAACCACCGCCCCATCCGCACGCCAGTGCTTTGCCTGCTGCATTCTTGAATAGTGCAGCACACACAGAGGTGCCGTTGCCATTCATTCCGTACTGTACCACTGCGTCCACCTTGATGATATTCCCAATAGCCTTGGGTGTAATCGCCGCCTGCATAACCAGTGTGCCTCCACCCCCATAGGTTGGGGCTGAGCTGCTTGGAATAGTGGAATTGCAGAGCAGATAATTGGTATATTTGCTGTAGACGACTTGTGCCGGCAAGCCTTTGTAATTTGGAACTCCGCCGGCACTGTGTCCAACAAGCAGGAAGTTGTTCAGCTCTGTTCCCCAAGTGCCGGCAGACCCGCCGATGGTTGGTAGTGATGCCATTTATACTGTGCCTCCGTAGCGTCCGCTGCCGTAATTGCCGAAACCATACAATACCGTGTCGGACGCATAAACGATATTGACCGGCTGACTGTTGGCTGTAAACACCGTTGAGCAGTCCAGAAAAGACTGCGTATCCTGACGGCCTGTATAACGAGCAGCAAACTGCTCGATGTAATACTGCTCTATGCCGCCGATGATGCGCCGCACGCACACATACACTTCATCCTCCGGCATTCCTCGAATCACACACACACTGCTGAACTGCCCTTGATACGGCGTAAGCAGTAAGCCGCCCGTGACATGTTCGCTCCATGCGGAAACCTCTTCCTTCGGCTCATAGGTAAAAGACACCAAAGCGCCGTCCTGCCGTACAATCCACAAAATAGCATACGGCACCCGCTGGACAGCGATTTGCACAGGCAAAGAATCAAAAATATCATCCACCAGCAGAGTTGCATTGTCGGACTCATACCGCAGGGTAGCATCCATCAGCCGCATTGAACGGAGTGTGCGGCCGCCCCCTTGAAAATAAAACAGGGTGTTGTTGAGATGGACGGGCTGCATCGAATTGCTGCCCAATGCAGACTGCACACGGCATCGCACATCATCCGGCGTGATTGGGTCGTCAATGTTGCTGGCAGATATTTTGTATTCTTTGTTGGCTGTTCCAACCACCAAGTATTCATCCGAAGCCATCCACTGAATATTGGATACATCGGAGTCTTCAATGGTAACAGTCACAGCATCGCTGTCGGTGTCGCCAGCAGTGAAATTCAGGAACCTGGATGAGGAGGAGCCCCAAAGGGTTTGGGGATTATTGCTGGTGGACGCAAACCATAAACGGTTTTCGTGGATTACCAGTGTTCTGGGGTACCCCCGATATGCATTAAACGCTCCTTCTGCCCACATCGACGTAGTAACCGCAGAGTCATCAGAATTATTGCTCAATACAGGCTGAATGACTGTAGCCGAGACGCTTGTGGGCGAGATATAGCCTGTAATCTTCACAATGCCGACATTGGTTTGGTCTTTTGCTGTCAGGACGGCTGAACCGCTGGACGATGAACTGGTGAATGTATAATACACATCATCGTCCAATTCATCTGATGTGTAAGCAGTGTTGGCCAAGAATGTGCGGTATTCCTGCCAAGCACCATTGCCTTGACGCCGCCAGATTTTGAAGGTGTTGGAGTTGACGGTCACATCAAACGAAAAAGACCCCTTAATCTTTATGCCCGTGCCCGTCGGCACAGCATTGGTGGTGTTGTCTGGTGTGGACATGGTGTTGTCTGGCCTTGTGTGCTTCAGCATCCACAGCGACCCCACATGCTGCGGCAGAAACGGCGCATTACCTGTGCCGCTGGCAGTCAGCGTGCCGATTGCCCCTGCGGGAAAGTAATGTCCACAACGGGCTATTCCGCCTGTGCGGGTAAAGCCCAGCAGGTATGTGCCTGTTGTGTTTTCGCCCAAAAAAGGCCCGCCGACCAAATTGGCTTCCTGAATAACCCAGCTGGCATCGCCGTATCGGGAAAGCGTATACGGCGGATAGTCTGGGTGGGTTAAATACAGCACATCACCGGACTGTGTGTAATGCAGCTGCCAAACATCATCAAGGGTGTATGGCGAAGCAATGGAATAAATCCCAGCCACAGTTCCGCCGCCTTTGTATTCCGAAAAATTGCTCCCATTCGTCCCATCCAGCGTAAACGCCGTGCTGCTGGTTTTTGTAATTGTCCATTCAGTGGCAAAATTGCCGGCGTAATTCAGCTCATCTGTGCCCAGCACATCCGCAAACCGCACAACATCGCCGGTCTGAAGCCCGTGTGCTTCTGTAGTGTCGACGGCAACCTTTGTATCAGGCAGCAGTGTAATAGAACTAATCGCCGTGCTGGGCAGCATAACCCTGTCGCAATTCTTGTAGAACCGAACAGCAAGGTCTGAAAATTCCAGCACCAGCGTATCGTCCGCAGAGAATTCAAAAGGAATCAGCCGGCAAGGGCCTTTAGCTTTGGCGATAAAGCGTGTCCCTGGCCGCTTGGTAATGCCGCCTGTGGACAGTGGGATAGCATTAACCAACTGGGAACATCCGTTGTAGTATTTGCTGATGTCCACACGGCCGTCAAGGTATGCCGAAAGTTTTCCGGCGTTAAATGTCGTTTTGATGGTCTGCATTACAATCCCCTCGCCCGTATCCAAGCGCTCTTCAAAAACGACTTAACCCTTCCCTGCTGTGCATCAATCGAACGGGCCTTTCGCATGGTAATTTTCTCAAACTCTTCAAGGAGGTCGTATCTGGCCCTTGGATTGTTTGAAAGACCGACGGCTACCTTGATAGCCAGCCGCTGACAAACGGCATCCAGCAGTTTTGGCGACCACATCGAAGTGTCGGTGAGGTTTTTGATGTATTCTATCTGCAGTACCGCATAATCTCCGCCGGTTGATGTGCAGTACTCTGCGGAGTCTGTTTCCCAGCTTGATGCTGTAAAACTGGTGTGCACGCTGTAGGTGTAGTCCGAATAAGTGATGTACTGCCCAGCCTGGTAAGTCTGGCCGACAACATAATCCAATGGCCGCTGTGCAGACAGCGTAAGGATTTTGCCGCCTTCAACCTCCCAATCCTGCGTGTCCATTGAGCCGTTGCCGATTCGCAGGACACGCAGACAGTCGGTAGGCAGGGCGAATGCATAGGTATAGCCGAATAGGGGTTCATCGGCTTCCTGCACAACAATGCTGCGTGTCTTGGCTTCATTCCATGCATGCTCAACCAGCACCTCTTTTACGGCATCGTCGTAATACCTATCGCACATCTCGTAGGGCTTGCTGCTGGTGTTGTTGGCATCAATCCAGTGCTCACCGATATATCCCAGTGCGCGGTTGCAGACAGCAATTTTAGCATCGGTCAAGGACATAGACTTCTCCATGCGGCAGCATGCGGCACGGCAGGTCAAAAGCCGCCGTGCCGCTTTGCCGCCTGGTTGTTAGGTTAATCCATTACATACAGCGTTGTCAGCGTCAGCACCACGTCGGCTGCCAAAGCCCCTGTGGCCGTCTTGATAGACACGGCCGTGTTGGATGTCAAGGGGGTCTGCGAGAAGGTATCCAGAGCTGGAATGAACAGTGCTACAGGCCCACTGGCAAGGTCTGTAATCGCCGCAGACGCCGTGGCTGCCGTTGTCCCCAGATAGATAGTACCGGTGGCAGTGGTCGAGCCGTTGTCGTCGCCCTGGAAGATAAACCCCACCACCCGAGCGCCCTTGGGGATTGTGCCCATCACAATGTCCGATCCCGCAGCAACCCCGCCGGTGGGTACTACATACTTATCGTATATCATCATAAGGGGATTGTGCCAAAGCTTGCTGATTTGGCCCGACATACTGCTGGATTTTGCTTGTGTCGAATTTACGCCATAATAAGTTGCCATTTAAGAATCCTCCTTTAGCTTCGGTTAGGAAGCAGTATTGGCACACTCAACCTTAATGACCATATTTTCGTTCCGGCGAATCGCTGCTGCCGCAAAGTCAGCCCGTATCTGCCAAGTATCGCCGACCAATTCAGCACGCTTATCAACAGCAAAGTTGGGGGCCGGAGATGTCGCTAAAACAATGCCCTCGGGTATATAGGCATAGCACTTAAACACAGAAGTATCACCGTCGAGGTCGCCGTTGGATGTCAGGGTAATCCCGTTGGTTTCAACAAAGTTGATTCCCATGTACCGGTTAATGCGGCCGTCAACCAAGGCTTCAACTTCCGAAGTGTTCTGGCCCTTGGCCTGCTGTTCACGCAGGAGATCGGATTTCTGGCGGAAGGTGCAGGCCAGATAAATGGGCACACCGTCAGGCACGCCCCAGCGGCTGAAGGTCTCACGAATCAAAATCAGCTTATCGGT